ATAAGTAAACTATCAGAAGAAATGGCTACAAAAGTATCAGTAGTATTAGATGAATTAAATGATTTAGCTGTTAAATATGATATTCCTAAATTAAGAGGTATCTATGTTAAAAATTCTGGTGGTTTAGCTGCAATGGGTGATGGAAAATTAAAATTAAATGCTAAAGGATTAGATAGAATTAGTGAAGGTGTTGCGTCTGGACTAGCAAGAACAAATTTTAAAACTAATAATAAGTTAAAAACCCTAGCAAATTGGAAGCATGGGGATAGTATTAGATTAAGACCTACAGTTGGATATGAATATTTTGATAATGAATTAGACCAATTAAGACAAGTAATGTATCACGAGTTTGGACATCATGTTCATCAAATGAAATATGTTACAAAAAATACTTTAGAATATGGAAACGCATACATACCTATAGTAGAAAAACAAATAACACAAATAACATCAAGAATATTCCCAACTAATTATGCTAAAGCAAATGGTGTTGAATGGTTTGCTGAAAATTTTAGTTTATACAGTATGGGTAAAATAGATTTAATTGACCCTAAATTTATTAAATTAATAGAGGAGTTACAATAATGATTAATGAAGCAGAAGCAATACTAAAGAAGAAAAATATAGATGTCATAGATTATAATAGATTTGTAGAACTAGAAAAAGAGATGAAAACAGAATATGATAAATTTTATTATTCTTGGTTAGCAGAAGGATTTGAATTAAGATTACCTGAAATTGCAGTTAAAGAAGGTAGTTATTCCTTTATTAAAAATGATGTCTAATATTTGCATTTTATTAAAAGTAGTGATAAAGCATAATTATTAACCAATAGGAGTCTTATGACGCAAGAAACAGAGGTAGTTCAACCGATAAACGAACAAGCAGAAACAAAAGAAGAAGTAAAAGTAGAAGCAGCAGAACAGAAAACTTTTACACAAGAACAAATTGATAACATAATCAAAACAAGACTTGAAGCTGAACAGAGAAAAACACAAAAGATTCTTGAAGCAGAAGAAGGTAAAAAAGCTGAATTAATTAAAGAGCAAGAATTAAAAGAAGCTAAATCTAAAGCTGATATTGAAAAGATTATGCAAGATAGATTATCTGAAAAAGACTCTGAACTTAACAGATACAAAACACAAATTAAAAAAGAAAAAGTTGATAACTCAATTCTATCTGTTGCTAATAGAGAAAAATCTATCAATGCACAGCAAGTAGTATCTTTGTTAAAAGACGAAGTTAAATATACTGATGATGGTAGAATAGAAATAGTTGATAATAATTCTAATGTAAGATATAACACAAAAGGAGAACTATTAACGATAGATGATAGAGTTAAAGAGTTTTTAGATGCTAACCCACATTTCCGTCAAGGGTCTTTGTCTGGTTCAGGAAGCCAGAGTAGTGTCGAAGGTAAAACTGTTAAACCATTTAATTTACAGGACTTGGACTTAACAAACCCAGAAGATCGTAAAACCTATGCAGAATATAGGAAGAAACGAGATTCAGGTGCTGTTGAGATTAACTTAAACAATAAATAATAGGATAATAAAATGGCTAATGAAAGCACAAGTTCCACACTATCGGAACTATATACAGAGATAGTAGCAGAAGCACAATTTGTAATTAACGAGAAATCTATAATGAAAAATCTTGTTAAAAATTATGCTATAACAGGTGGTGGAAAATCAGTAGAAGTTCCGATCTATGCAGCAGTAGCAGCAGCAGCAGTGGCAGAAGCAACTGATCTAGGCAACACAGCTATCAACCCAAGTTCAGTAACTATTACTGCAGCTGAAGTTGGTATCATGACAACTCTAACAGACTTGGCAAGAAATTCAGCACCAAGAAATGTAGCTGGAGATATTGGTAAATTGTTTGGAGAAGCAATCGCAAAAAAAATGGATCAAGACTTACTTGCTAAATTTGATGGCTTTTCAACAGCAGTTGGTGCAGCTGATGCAGCTTTAACACCAGCAGTAATTTTTAATGCAGCTTCGACTTTAAGAGCATTAGGACTTCCTGTTGATGAAACATACTGTGTGTTACACCCAAAAGTAGCTTTTGATCTTAAATCAGGATTAACTAATACTTTTGCTGGTCTATCAACTGACCTATCAAACGAAGCATTAAGAAGTGGCTTTATTGGTCAAATCGCTGGTATCAAAATATTTGAAACTGGTAATATGGCAAATACAGGTACAGGTGGAGATTTCAAAGGTGGACTGTTCCATAAAGATGCTTTAGGTCTTGCAATGATGCAAGATATTAAGATTGAAACTCAACGTGATGCTTCTTTAAGAGCAGATGAAATCGTAGCAACAGCAGTTTATGGTGTTGGCGAATTACATGACTCTTATGGTGTAGAAGTACTTGCAGATTCTTCAATACTATAATAATACTTTTAAGGTGGGGGGGTTAAACTCCCCACTTTATGAAAAAGGAAAAATATTATGAAACTGACTAATGGAAAAAAAATTATAGAACGAACAGAAGATGATTATAAAAAGAATTTAAACACATGGACATTTAGAGGGTGGAAACCTGTTGACGATAATGTTAAAGAAAATATTAAAGAAGTAGATCAAACTCTTGAAAATGAAACAGTAGTTCCTATCAAACCTAAAAAAAGAAAAGCAAAAAAAAATGAAAAACTTACAAAAATATATTAAACTAGCAAAACAAAATCCTAAAGTAAGTATTGGTGTTGCTGTTGCAGTTATAATTATATTATCTTGGGTATTTTAACATGGCAAATTATACTGGTGCTAATGTAATCACTCATGGAGATGTAACAAAGTATCAACCAGATGCTTTTGACTTTGGTATTGCAAATAACGCAACAGAAGCTACTAATTTCTTTGCACAAACTACTAACGATATATTCAGACAATTAAGAGTAGAGTGGTTTCCTGTATATAAAACAAACATATTCACAGACATTACAGTTCTTAATACTGCTGAAATGGTTAATACAAAAGTAAATTTAGATCAGTTTGAACGTGCTGGTGTTTATCTATTTTTAGGAAGATTCTTTTTACCAGCATTAACTAAATTCAGACCAGAAACAGAAAAAGATAGATTTGAAAGAATGGCAGAATATTATATGAGTCAATATAATATGGAATGGAGAATGATCTTGGAAGATGGTGTTGAGTATGATGTTGATGCAGATGGCACTATTGTTGCTAACGAAAGAGAGCCTTTACATGGATTCAGAAGATTAATTAGATAATGGTTGTATCAGTAAAAGTTAAAACTAATACCGAATTTCTTAAAACAAGATTAAAAAAAGTAGAGAGAAAAATCAAAAGCATTATTGAAAAAGGAATACTACAAGGTGGTTTCCAATTACTAGATATTATTAGAACTAAAACTGCTAAAGGAATAGACTTTAGAGATACACCCTTTGCACCTTATAGTCAGGGCTATTTAAAAAAATTAAATAAAGAAGGTAAGTCAACTAAAGTAGATTTATTTTATTCAGGTCGTATGTTAGGTGCTTTAACTCCTAGTGGTAAAACAGTTAGAAAAACAGGAACAAATAAAGTATCAGTAGGATTTAGTAATAGTCAAATGCTTCAACGAGCAGTATTTAATCAAGTATTAGGAAAAACAAAACGTGAATTTTTTGGATTTAATGATAGAACTGCTAATATAATAGGCAGACAATTTAATAAATTTGTAGCCAAAGAATTTAGGAAGGCAAAAATATGAGTATAAGAGAAGATATAGCAGCAAACTTATTATCAGTTATTTCAAACATATCTAGTCCAGCAATTAAAAAAGCTACTAGACAACCTTTCTTGTTAGACGAATTATCTATGCAACAATACCCAGCAGTTATAGTTCAGACATCAGAAGAAAATAGAGAAGATAGCGAACTTGGAAGTGGTGCTAAAACAAGACATGGAACGATTGATTTTGTTATACTTGGATTTGTTAAAGGTGCAGAAGATAATATAGATACTGCAAGAAACGCATTAATTACAGCTATTGAAACTGCGATAGAAGCTGATATTACTAGAAACAACAAAGCACTTGATTCGGAAGTAGTGCAAGTAGAAACTGACGAAGGTTCTTTATTTCCAGTTGGTGGAATAAAAATGACCATTAGATGTATGTACGAATATCAATCAGGAACACCATAAGGATATAACCAATGAGCAAACTAGATAAATTATTAGATAGAGTAAGTAAAAAAATAGATCAAGTAGAAAAACTCCATGACAAAGAGTCTATGCTTTGTGAAGAAGTAAAAGATTTAGTTGAAGAAATTAGAGAGAACTATGTAGAGGAAGAAGATCAAACATGGGAAAAAGCAGATAATGATGAAGATTTAGATGACGAGTTAGATGAAGATGAAGATGAAGAAGATATTGACGAAGAAGATGAAAAGTAATAAAAGGACTTATGGCTAAAGACATTAAATTATATAAAGATAATTCAGAGATAACAATTAATGAAACTAACCTTGAACATTTTTTAAGTTTAGGTTATAAGGAAGAACAAACGAAAACAACAAAAATTAAAGAGGATAAAAAATGGCAACACATCACGGAAAAGAAGGACAAGTAAAAGTCGGTGGAACAGCTTGTGGCGAACTAACTGGTTTCACAATAGAAACTACAGGAGATGTAGTTGAAGATACTAATTTAGCAGATGCAACAAAATCATTTGTAACTGGACGTACTTCATTTTCAGGTACTTTAGAAATGCACTTTGACGAAGCTTCTTCTCAACAAGAAGCATTACTTGCTGGTGCATCTATTGCTTTTATTTTATTACCAGAAGGTGCTGCTTCAGGAGATGCTAGTTATACTGGAACAGGAATTATTACTGGTATGAGTATCAATAGTTCAATGGACGCAATTATTTCAAGAACAGTTACTTTTCAAGGTACTGGTGCTTTAACTGTAGGAACAGTTTAATCTAATTTATGTTAGTTATAGACAGGGTTAAATCCCATTTTGAAACTCTTAAAACTATTACAATCGAAGTAGAACAATGGAAAGATGAGAATGGAAATGCTAGTATATTCTATTCAGAACCATTAACTCTTGAAGAAAAAAACATTATCTTTAAAAAATCTAATAACTTTCAAGACTTAACTATTCTAGTTGATTTACTTATAATGAAACTCCAAATCAAAGATGATAAAGGAGAATTAACTAAAGCCTTTGATGTTAATGATAAATTTGCTTTAAGAAAAAAAGCAGATTCAAATGTTATATCTAATATAGCTAATCAAATACTTTCTGACTCTAATTACGAGGAAGCCGAAAAAAAGTAGATAGCGACCCTGATACTAGGTCGCTTTTAATTGTAGCCGACAGACTGCACATCACAATCCAACAAGTATTAGATATGCCAGTAAGCCATTATAATCTTTGGTTAGCCTACTTGAAAAAAGAGCAAGATGGGTATAAAAGAAACCAATCACTAGCAGAAGCAAAGAATTATAAATAATGGCACAACAACTTAAAATAGACATTGTAGCAAAAGATAAGTCCAAACAAGCCTTATCAGGAGTAAGAGGTGGTTTAGATAGACTTAAAAAATCTATATTTAGTGTTCAAGGTGCTTTGATTAGTTTAGGTGCTGGACTTGCTATTAGATCATTAGTTAATACTGGAAAAGAAATAGAGGGATTAAAAGTTAGATTAAAATTCTTATTTGGTACTGCAACTGAAGGTGCTAAAGCATTTGATGAAATGGCAAAATTTGCTGCTAAAGTTCCTTTCTCACTAGAAGAAATTCAAGCTGGTTCAGGAGTTCTTGCAGTTGTTTCTAAAGACGCAAAAGAACTTGCTAACCTTATGGAGATTACTGGTAATGTTGCAGCAGTAACAGGACTAGATTTTAAAACTACAGCAGAGCAAATTCAAAGATCAATGAGTGCTGGTATTAGTGCTGCTGATCTATTTAGAGATAGAGGTGTTAAATCTATGTTAGGATTTAAAGCTGGTGCAACAGTTACAATAGAAGAAACAGCAGAAGCACTTCAAAAAACATTTGGTAAGGGTGGAAAATATGGTGGTGCAACAGATGAATTAGCAAAAACATTTGAAGGTACTCTATCAATGATAGGAGATAAGTTTTTTAATTTTAAAAGAACAATATTAGAAGCTGGTTTCTTTGAAGGACTTAAAAAACAATTTGGCGATCTTAATGTAGTATTAGCAGAAAATGCTAACATGATTGAAAAATTAGGAGTTGGAGTAGGAACTGTTTTAGCAGTATCAGTTGAAAAATTGGCTTTTGCTTTTAAACTTGTAGCAGAACACGCAAATTTATTAAAAGAAGCATTTAAAATAATAATTGCATTTAAACTTGCTAAAATGTTTTTAAATATAGGTAGAGCAATAATTCCTGTTGTTGCTGGTATGACTACCCTTGTTTCATTAAGTGTTGCTGGAATACCTTTAGCTGTTGGTGCTGCTCTTGCTGGAACACTAGCTTATGCTAAAATGGGTCATGAATTAGATCAGATTGCAAAACAAATAGAAGAAAATCATAAAGCATTTAAAGAATCAAAAAGAGTATTTACTGGTGGTGGTTTTGATGCTTCTACTTTTGAAGAAGTTAAAAAATCAATATTAGACATTGGAGAAGTAGAAAAAGCTATTGCAGAAGCTAAAGCAAAAGAATTAAAACTACAAAATTTTCTTTTAGATGAAGCAAATAAAAAAAGAAGAAGATTTCACGAGTTAGAAACTGAAGGTTTAAAAACATTTAAAGAAATGAATCAAACATTTGAACAAATGAATGACAAGGCTTTAGAAAATATGAAAAAGAAATTTACAGATATTGGCACAATAATTAAAGAGAATTTTAATGCTGGTATCACTTCATTTTCAAATTCTTTATCAAGAGCAATTATACTTGGAGAAGATTTAGGTAAATCATTTAAAAGAATGGTGCAAGATTCACTTGTTAATATGTTGGCTTTTTTTATAGAAATTATTATCAGAATGGGAATACAAAAAATATTAGGAATTGAACTTGAAAAGGGAGAAGATAGAAGGTTAAAAAAGGCAAGAGATTATACTAGAGAATTACAAAAACAAGTTGCATTTGCAGCTATCCTTGCAATTTTAACTGGTGGTGGCTCAATGATTGGTGGTAGTTTTCCTGGTTTTGCTAAAGGTGGTGCAGTATCAAAAGGAGAGCCAATTGTAGTTGGAGAAAATGGAGCAGAATTATTTATACCAAATTCATCAGGACAGATTACACAATCAGCTAGAGGAACTGGTGGTAATGGTGCGACAACAGTTAATTTTAATATCACAACAGTTGATGCTAAAGGGTTTGACCAGTTGTTAGTTGAAAGACGAGGAACTATATCAAGAATTATCAATGAATCAGTTAATGAGAAAGGTAGAGGTGCAGTAATATAATGTCAGGTGCTTTCCCAATATCCTCTGCTAAATTTGAAACTTTAGGAATCAAGTCTATTCAAAATACTTTAATCTCTAAATCTGCTAGTGGTAAAAAATTTGCAAGACAGATAGATGGTCAAAGATGGGCATTTACTGCAAGTATTATTACTGCTAAACGATCAGATGTCTATGGAGAGTTGATGGCATTTGTAGTTAAACAAAGATCAGGTAAAGAAAACTTTACAATTATTCCACCAGAAATAGAAGATGCTAGAGGAAGTGAAACAGGAACAGTTTTAGTTAATGGAAATCAATCTGCTGGAGATACAACTATTACTATGGACGCATTTGCTGGAGATGGTGCTGGTAGATTTAAAGCTGGAGATTTTATAAAGTTTGCTAGTCATACAAAAGTTTATATGGTTGTTGCAGATGTAACAAGTTCAAGTAATGCAGCAACAGTTACAATAGAACCACCTTTAGTTGCTAATATTGCTAATGATTCAGTCGTTGTTTATGATAATGTTCCATTTACAGTTTATTTAATAGGAGATGCACAGCAGTTTGGTGCAGTTGGTGCTGATAAAGATGGTAACTTATATTATAAATTTGAGTTAGATGTTGAAGAAGCCTTATAGATGAAATATAAAGTAAGGTATTGGATTAGTGTTGATTTTTTAGCTGAAGAAATAATTGAAGCTGATGATTTTGATGCTCAATCTTTGAATCAAGGAAAGTATAGCGACCCATCTAAAAATGCTACTTATACTGTCAATGATTCAATAAAAGTAACTAGAAGAACATTTGAGGAATATGACGAGAAGTTTGACAACAGCATTAAAGAATGAATTAGCAACTTATGTATTACGACCTATTCATCTTATATCTTTTGGATTTTCCACACCAGTTAATCTAACTGATTGCTCATTCTCATTAACAAGTTCAATTTCAGGAAGTTCTCTTACTTATACTCCATCAGCTTTTGTTCAAAATTTATCTGAATTTACAGAAGAAGTTGGTATTACTAAATCATCTTTAAGAATAGGTCTATCAGGTGTAGATCAAACTTTTATATCTCTTTCTTTAAGTGAAAATATTGTTAATGATTCTGTATCTATTCACAGAGGATTTTTAGATACTGATAACACCATAATTGCTGACCCATTTCTTTTATATGATGGACAAATAGATAAATTTGAAATCAATGAATCTAAAACAACATCAGACATAATTTACACAGTAGTTTCTCATTGGGCAGACTTTGAAAAAAAGAATGGCAGAAAAACAAATCCTACTTCACAACAAAGATTCTTTAGTACAGATGTTGGAATGGAATTTGCATCACAAACAGTACAAGATATAAAATGGGGTAGAGAATAATGGAAATAAGACAATGGCAAAGAAAAGATTTTCCACAAATGATAGAACTTGGAGATAAGATGCACCAAGAAGGGGGTTATAAAAACCTATCTTATAGTAAAGAAAAGTTGAAAAAATTTGCAGATGTTTTAATTGATAAACCAGAAAAAGCCATGGGGTTTGTTGCAGTAGAAGATGATGTAGTAATTGGCATGATGATTGTTCATTTAAGCAGATATTTTTTTGGAGATGATTTATTTTGTTTTGATTTATTACTATATGTTGCTCCAGAAAAAAGAAAAAGTATTAGAGTTCCTATTAAACTAATTAATGCTTCAACAGATTGGGCTAGAGAAAAAGGTTGTAAAGAATTCAGACCTGGCTCTAGTGTAGGAATTAAATCAGCTAAAGTAGAAAAACTTTATAATTTTATGAAGTTTGAAACAATAGGAAATGTATTTACAAAAAGGTTATAATTATGTGTCCAAATCCCATTGATCTAATTGAAGATGCTATTGATTTTGTAATTGATATTGTAGTAGATGTTATAGGTTGGTTAATACCCACTCCTGAAATTCCTGATTTTGGAGTAGGAGAATTTGATGATTATGAAACAGGACTTTTATTAAATAAACAATCTAATGACGCATCACTTCCTGTAATGTATGGGGAAAGATTAATTGGTGGAACTAGAGTTATGATACAAAGTTCTGGTGTAACCAATGAGCATTTATATATTTGTCTAGCAATTGCAGAAGGAGAAATTAATGCAATAGATGAGATTAGAATAAATGATAAAACAGTTACATGGTCAGGAAGTTTAGCAGATAACACTCAAAGAACAGTTGCTAGTAATGATGATAATTTTTTTAAAGCTGACCCAACAGTAGAAGATTCAAGTGCTGAATCATTAATTACAGTAGAACCTCATTTTGGTAGTGATGGTCAAGCAGCATCATCTTTACTTTCTTCATTGAGTAATTGGGGAAGTAATCATAAATTAAGTGGTATTTGTTATTTAGCATTAAAATTCAAATGGAATCAAGACGCATTTTCAGGAATACCAAAAGTACAAGCATTAATTCAAGGAAAAAAAGTAGTAGCTTACAATTCAAGTCTAGCTGCACAAACAGCAGCTTACTCAACTAATCCAGCATGGTGTATGCTTGATTTTTTAACTAACGAAAGATATGGAAAAGGATTAGCAATAGCAGATATTAATTTACAAAGTTTTTATGTTGCTTCACAAATTTGTGTAACACAAGTAACTCCTTATTCTGGTGCAAGTGATATAAATATATTTGAAACAAATGCTGTTTTAGATACTTCAAAAAAAGTTTTAGATAATGTTAGAGAACTTATTAAAGGTTGTAGAGGTTATCTTCCTTATATTGGTGGTCAATATAATTTAGTTATTGAAACAACAGGCTCATCTACATTGTCATTAAACGAAGATGATGTATTTGGTGGAATTAAATTACAAAGTGAAAATAAAAATAACAAATATAATAGAGTCATTGTATCATTTATTAATCCAGCTAGGAACTATCAAGTTGATGAAGTTCAATTTCCTCAAATAGATGATAGTGGTTATGCGACAGCAGATAAACACGCAACTATGAAAGCTGCTGATGGTGGGTTCTTACTTGAAGGAAGATTTGATTTCAAAACAATTACAAGTCCATATCAAGCAGAAGAAATGGCAGAAGTTATTTTAAGAAGATCAAGAAGTGCAAAAACATTATCAATAAATGCTAGTGCAAAGGCTTATGATATAACCATAGGAGATATTATTGATGTTACCCATTCTTCTTTAGGTTATTCAAGTAAATTATTTAGAGTAGTTGGTCAAACATTTAATCAAGACTTTACAGTAGGATTAAGTTTAATTGAACACGCAGATTCTTTTTATACTTGGGCTACAAAAACTGTTCAAGCATCAGTACCAGCTACTAATTTACCTAATCCATTTAATGTCACAGCACCAACTAGCTTAACATTAGATGACCAATTAATTGAATATAATGATGGAACTGTAATTGTTGCACTAGATATTTTAATAGGTGCTAGTGCAGATAGTTTTGTTAGTTATTATCAAGTAGAATATAAACTATCTACTGAATCTGATTATAAAATTCATGCACAAGGTACAGGATTAAATCAAAGAGTTCTTAATGTAATAGATCAAAAAATTTATAATGTAAGAGTTAAAGCAGTTTCAAGTCTTGGAACATCATCAACTTATGTAACAGCAACAAGAACTATTATTGGTGCTATTGAACCACCACAAGATGTTGAGGATTTTTCTTGTAATATTATAGGACAAGAAGCACATTTATCATGGACACAGATACCAGATTTAGATTTAGCTTTTTATCAAATTAGATATTCAACTGTAACAGATGGAACTGGAGATTGGGCAAACTCTGTATCTTTAGTAGAAAAAGTATCAAGACCAGCAACATCAATTAATGTACCAGCTAGGGTAGGGACTTATTTAATTAAAGCAGTTGATAAACTAGGAAACTTTAGTTCTAATGCAACAGCAATTATTTCTAATGTTGTAAGTGTTGCAAATTTTAACGCAGTAGCTAATCAATCAGAACACCCAAATTTTTTAGGAACATTT